CTGAAACACAGGACCAAAGAATTTACTCTTTGGCCAGATAGCAATTCTTTTCTCTAAGGCGAAAAGAAAGTGTGTCTATAGGCAGTTGATCATTCAATTAAAGTCAAAAGAACAATCTGGGTTTTTCATCAAAAGGGGCGCTAATTTCGGTGGAAGAGGATGACTCATCATCTGGGGATCGCGCTTTCCTGGCGATGAGAGTAGGGGGGATAGATGTGGGGTACTTTCGTTGTAAGAGAGTTGTGTTAACATACATGGGAGGGGCCATGCGTGCACACGCGAAGTAATCATCTCCGAGAGCCCAAAAGGCAGCAACTGCACTGGTAGCAGTAACAGTGCTCAAGTAATAGGTTTGAACACCCGGCCAATATACAGCACCGGCGCGCTGAGCGCCTGGAAGGGTACCGAAATAGAGGGGGGAATCATACATGACTTCAAAAGCGACTTCTGGATTGACATTGGAGAGACGAGGAAGGAGACCACCTATGTTGTTTTCACGAACAGAGGTGACTTCGGCAGCAGTAGGTTGAATGCACAGTAGAACACTGTAATCACCGTCGCTTGCGGAAAGACCCTTGTAATAACGGATGCGGAAGGAACCACGATGATTGTGGAACATGTTGATGAATTCTTTCATCGGATCACGTGAGCCTGTGGCAGCAATTAGATTCGGCTGCCAGTAGGTGTTTGGGAGCTGAGAAGTATAAAAGGTATACCTCTTCATGAGATCAATAAAAGAATGGATGGGTACAATAGCAGAATCACCATTGAGACCAAGGGGAGTGGGCTTGAGATCAAGAAGATAACCTGTGGCCTGATTGAAAGTGCGAGGAGTAGCAAATTCCAATCGACCAGGAGTCGCAGATCCAGCCACTTCGAGCATGAAAGTTGCGGGAACAGCAGTTCCCTGGCGGCGTACGGCGTCCATAAGGCCTACCACGACTACATAATTATAATCAGCAGTAGTTGGACCAACGTAGCCCCAATCTTGAAGATTGTGCCAGGGGACTTCAAATTCCACTACACAGGAGCCTTTCATCTTGAAGACTTTTCGAGCGCTGTTCGTAGGAATGAACGAGCCTGCATTGTCTGTAGTGGACAGACCAATGAAAACTTGTGCGTCAGAATAGCCATCCAAGTGACAATGGAGCCGGTAGCGGATGTCACCGCGCCACCTGTTAAAGAAACGGGCAGCCTGGCCAAGAGGAGGTTTGAACGTACTCTTGTCAGTAGCTTGAAGTTGGACTGAAGGATTGACAGGTATCGATCCCAAGATGATTGGGTACGTGCTCGTTCCGGGATCGGAATACAAAGCAACTGCGCCATAGGAAGAAGCGTATTGTTGAACATTGGCTTCATTGACGTAAGCACCCATGGCCTTGGTGTCAAAAGAGTCAACTACGTCTTGAGTCACATTGAGCTTTACAGCTTGATCGAGACCATCAACTTGAATCATGTCGTTAGCGACCGCTAGTTGCATCAGAGGAACTGACGAAACCTGACTGGGTTTGTCGAAACCAAAAGCGTTAGCAATCGATTCGATTCCACCAGCCACCGTTGATACAAGGTTGAAGATAGGGAGGGGGACAACTGATCCGATGGCGGAGGATACTGATTTAACAGTGCCAGCGATACCAGATACAACTCCCTTCTCAGTCTTGGCAACAGCTTCTTTGCCGCCTTTTCCAAAAGCGTGAGATGTATTGAGAGACCACGTACGAACAACTCCTGAAGCGAAAGCAGGATATGTTGGGGGAGCCGAGACGCTACGTCCAACGTAATGAAACAACTCTAGACCTTCAAATCGAGCCCACACAATGTAGGTTACCTGACAGGCAACGCCAGAAGCATTGCTGAGGGGCAGGGCAACCGTATGGTGCAGGCGGGGATGGAATTGAGTATAGTCTGTAGAAGAGCCATTCATCTCGTTATAGATGGAGAGGGTACGGCGCACAGCAGTGTTGCACATCCAAGGAATGTCGAAAGACAGGGTTTCGTTGTGGGAAAAGGGAAGCAGTGTGTTGGGGATAGATGAATGACGGAAGTCGTCGGTGGCATCTGGATTCTCTATGAAAGGATCATAGGGATGGGCAGAGAATCGTGACGCGCCATTCATAAGGGCAGAGGCACCAGTTGGAACAATGTCAACGTGGATTGATTTGTATCTGAAGGAATCATAAGCCCAAAATACAGAATTTTGGTTCGTGAGGGACTTGATGAGAGCCCACAGAATAGGAACGGAGGCCATTTGGCCTATGGGGGTCGAATTGGTAACGATGAATTTGAAGACGTCTTCTTGGCGTTCGTAGTCGGCAATAGCAGTAGGTGCGAAGGGCACAGCAACGTGAGAGCCGACGCCTGTAAAGACAGGAGCTTCAGTCATGTGGACGTCAGCAACAGAGGAAATGTTGCCGGGTGTTGGTTGAACTTCTTCAACCTCCATGGTAGCTTGAGTGATCAAAGGGTCAGTACTTTGTTCGGTAATTGAAAACTCTATAGTCCCTGAGAGGATTAGTCGACAGGAGCGGGAGGAAACAAGTGGGGGTGCCTAGAAAGTGCCAGGTTTTATGTCTCGGCAGGACGGTTGCCAGTTTACTGTCATGGTCGGACGGCCGGTTTCCGGGGCACGGGCTCATAATTTATCTGACGGATGAGCTATCCGAAGGAGAGGAATTAGCGAGGATTCTCTTCGTCTGCGGCAGACTTGCTGGAAACAAGCTTACGCCACAAACGCTCGAGAAGCGCAGTGATGCGTTTCAAGAGAGAGAGAATTGAGTCGCGTAGGAATCGGAAGGAGATAACAACCGGGAGGGCGAGAGTAGATTCGAGCACATAGAATGCGCAGAACCAGTAAATAGGTCTCGCTTTGCAAAGATTGATCCAAGCATGCACGAAATAAATCCATGCAGAGGGGAACTTGGTAAAAATCTCGTAGTCAATGGAGTACAGGATCTTGGAAAGGTCCCTGGGATTGCGATACGGAAGAGTAGACATCAGCATCTCAACGAGGATACCATCTTGGTCGTGGACAGAGTAAATTCGAGCAAAGCGGACAAAGTCGGCGGGACTAAACTTTTCATAGTAAAGATCACCGTCGATGAAACTGGTGTCAAACTCGGGGAACAGAGTCAGCGTAAAGTCGCTAAGCTCATCGACAAGTATAAAATTGGGGCAAGCAAAGCCGATGAGATTAGGATCAGGAAGCTGGACGATTCGAGTGTTCGGATACTCGTAGGAAACGAAGAGAGGGAGATTGGGGTGTTCAATGAGTTGCTCGACAATGGAACATAAGAAAATGAAGGTCTGAGCAATACACACAGGTATAACAACATGACGAGGACCACCACATACCTTTGGAATAACATGCGCAGGACGTAGTACTTTGTAAAGGGAAAGCGTCCATGCGCTCTGAGGGAGACCAATGGCAGCTGTGAAGTCAAGGTAGCTGTAGGAGGCGATAGATCGCTTGAACACGGACCAATCTCTGAATTCGTCATCATAGGTTGCGTGGAAAGCCGCCACGAGCTCGGGATAAAGTTCGTCGGGGCATACATTTTGTATCGGAGGGGCTTCTGTGGTAAGTTGCCCATCTCGAATGTAGACGTCGATGGGAGGCTCAGTATCTTCTTCTTCTTCTGGTATTTCTTCCTCTGGAGTAGGAGAGGGTTCTCTGGATCCAGAGAGAGATTCGAGGTGGAGATCGTAACCGGGTTCTTCGGGCGGGGGACATTCATCAACTCCATAGAAAGTAGGAATGGAAGGAACATCCGCTCGTGGGACTGCAGAACCTCGGTCAAAGTCTTCAACGGGGGCAAGGTGGGGGAGAAACGACGGGCGACCGTTGATCATAGCAAAGGCATAGTCAGGGGATTCAAAAACTTCTTTTCGCATCTTTGGGGTGAAAGATAGACGCTTGGAGAAATCAATGAGGCGGGCTAAACGTGCCTGGTCTTGGAGGTCACCTTCATACATCTTGAGAACTTTGTATACATCTAAGAAAGAGTAGGGAGGGAGCAACATGAACGTTTGGACAGTGGCGGTAAACGCAACCGGGTCCATGTTAGCAACAATCTGTCCTTCAATAGAGTAATAGTTAAGGAGCTTTTGATGCATTTCGATCTCGACTTGACGAATCTCAGATCTGGGGAAACCATTTTCTTCGTAGACGGGAATGACGTAGTCTTCAGCAGCGCGGTCAGCAGGGAAAGTAAGATCCAAAATAGGAATTTCGGGCTTGGAAGGCGCAGCAACAGGAGGGGTAGTCTTTCCTTTCGCGACAATGGGACCAGAGAACGGGAGGGGGAGGTGTCGGGGGCGGGGCTTGGAGTAAGCATGAGGAGTGTTGAAAGCAGCGTTGAGCATTTCAGAACGAGAATACGTGGTATGGACAATGTAATGGCGTAGAACCTTTTCCATAGTGACATCGTTATCTTCGTAGTGGCGAGCTTCGCGCAGGCAATCACCGATCGTTTTAAGAGCGGTATCTTCATGTTTCTTGCGCCAGCCTCCGGCTTTTGTGAGGTACTCATACGGATAGAGGAACTTTCCGTTGATCCATTTTCTTTTGCAGAACTCAATGTCTGAAACCTTGTAGGCTCGAGGAAATTCGGGAGTCTTGTCAGGGGTAGTGACGGGCCAGTTGAGCGAGTGAGCAATCGAAACAAATCGTTTGAGGTCAAGAGTACCTGGCTGGAAGAGAGCGAGTACATCGTCACCTTGTGCAGCTGAACCAAGAAGATTCTGGCGGCAGTTGGCAATGGCAGCGACATACTTGACGAAAATGTCAGAGTGGGAAGTATTGGAGAAAAGGGTCAAGAATTCTCCTGAGGTAGTGATATCATGGATTTGATACACAAACTTCTCACAACAGACGTAGGCGCCATGTTTGGCTCTTGCTTCCATGTGTTTCAACTTGTATTGCTGGTGTTGGGCGGAATAGTATCCGAGAGCGGCACGAGACCGTACCCTTTCGAAAATAGCGAATTGACGCATGTCGAAATTCGGAACATCCCACTGGAGAACGTCAGCATCCGGGTTGAGCCGGATAAGCTCCGTTAGAGGAGTAGCAGAGAATCTAGCATTGAAGTCAACGCCAGAGGTGTGAGGATTGTTGAGATTGTGGTTTTGGAAGGCATCGTATACGTCAGACGCATCGAGCATTCTGTCACCCACGGTTCGTACAATAGATCCGGCGTAGAAGCCACGGACTTTTCCTTGGTGGGCCTTAACGGCATCAATAAGTTCAGCTTTGAGGGAAAACGTGAACGGGAATTGAATAAGGAATTTGTCGGGTTCTTCAATGTAGTCGTGGACCATTTGATATAGAATAGGACTGTGGGTTCGAGTCTCAACATCAAACAATTCTCTATTTTCTTTGTAGGTTTTGCCTGTGGCAGGATTGATCATTTGAGTAAAAGGGAATCCAGGAGACGTAGAAGGGTCTACGGGTTTGCAATATTTGCACCCGAAAAGTGCGTCTTGGAATTCAATCATGGTCAATTTTCCTTCAGCAGGCTCGCCTAAACGGAGACGGTATTGCTCATTGGCAATGGACTGTAACAAAACTTCATCAAACTCAGGGGGGTCTGAGACGTCTTGCATCTTGTCCATGAGTAGAGCGAGGGAACGCTTCCTTTGTGGGCCGTAAAGCTCACGCTGGGAAGTAGCAGCAGGTGCCTTCAGAGACGGAAGGGCCCGGAAGAGACGTTGTTCTTCGATTGTAACATCAGGAAGTTCTTCTTCTGTGGGTGGCGAAAGACGCGCGCGATCATTGAGGATGTAGGGGTGTCGACCAGAAATATGGGACGTGGTGATCACCTTTCCATCTTTGTCGTGGTACTGATAAACAGCATCACCCATAGGAAGTTTTCCTTTAGGGACTTGAACAACAGAGTGAACGAGGGAGAGGGCCTCTCCATTCAAACTCTTTCGTAACATTTCGATAAGTTCACGATTCACATTGGCAGAATATGCAAGAGTATCAGTATTTCCAGCGATAAGCATAGAAACAATAGCACCTTCTGATGAATCGGAGTCGTAAACGTACACAGATCCACAATCTCCAGGCTCAGCACGGTGAGGTGCCCAGCCAGCAGAGAAAGTGGTGAACTGGGTACCATCAGGCCAATTGTAAACAATGGACTGACCGGAGAAGGCGAGAGTTGTAGTAATGGTGCATTTGGGACGGACCCAAAGAGCGGGGTTGCGACCATACTTCACTCGATCGCCATTGTAGAAATGGGAGACGAGGTTGGGGAGTTCAGGGAGAGGTGTTCCTATCATATCGACGTGTGGGAATCGAATCATAGTGACATCAACGTTGGGGACGATAGCAATAGTACAGGTGTCGCGGGAAAAGGAATATTTAATTCCGCGAATTTCAAGGTGTATGATTTTTACTTCGCCATAGGCAGGGAGATGTTCAGTACAGAGATAGTCGCGGGAGGCGACACACAACGAGTAATGGGAACTGTGCTCAGTGGAAATGACACCCATGCTTTGTTCGATCTTGGAGATAACGGAGGGATTGGACTTGGCAGTATTCTTCAGGACACGAATTTGGGCAGGGACTTTCTTTTGAGCAGGTTGGTTCAGTTTTTGTTTAGGGGCGTCAGACATGGCGGTCTGACGTTCGACACGAATTTCATCCATATAGCACTCTCGAGGTTCAGGAGCAGGTGAAATTGAGACGAAAACTTGATTGTTGACACTGACGTCTTGTTTGGAACCCATAGATTTGAATGCAAAAATAGCGAGGAACGCAGTAATGATAGCGAGGATGGCAGCAAATGCAATTTTCAAAATCTTGATGGTGTTAGCAGACAGTGAGTAGGCCCAAGCTTTGGCAGAGGTGAAACCAACGGCGATGGCAGATCGAGCACGATGGTAGGGGACTTTGACAAAGTTGGGAATCCAGCGAGAAGGCTGGAACCAAGATCCCTCAGACTTCGGGGGAAGTTTGGGAGGGGG